AGGAGGTACTATAATGCCTTTGAAAAAAGGATCGTCAGACAAGATAGTTTCAGCTAACATCAAGAAAGAGATGGGTAAGGGAAAATCACAAACCCAAAGTGTAGCCATCGCGCTTAATGTTGCTGGAAAGTCAAAGAAAAAGAAGGAGAAAAAATGAATTCACCATTTGTAATTAGAATGCAACAGGAAAAGCTAGAGCTTGACACTAAGTTGCTTAAACTAATTGAATTTGTAGAATCTGATAAATTCAGTTGCTTGGATGCTATTCAGCAGCGGAATCTGCTTGTGCAAAGACACATCATGAATGCCTATTCTCAAATTCTTACTGCTCAAATTGACTATGACTCAGAAAAGGAGCAGAAATGAATTCAAAGTTTGCAAAAATTGCAGGAACAATCCTGCTTGTGGCAGGTGGCGTTCTGCTGTTTATTGGTGGGGTGTCATCCTCAGCAGCTATTGCTGTCCTTGGAGCTGTGTTCGATTTGGCTCTGCTGATAGCGGGGCTGTTTGAAGCAACTATTGTAGCTAAGTTCAACAAGGTTATAGAAGCAATTAAGTTTTAGGGTTTTATAGGAAGTGTGGCGGAAGCAGACGCACCTTGATTAAAAGAGGCTTATTGCAGGTGGCAGTCCTGCCACTTCCTTTTTCGCCCCTATAGCTCAGTTGGCAGAGCGTACCCGTTGTAAGGCTAAGGTCGGCGGTTCGATCCCGTCTGGGGGCTTCGGTAGTTTAAGAATAGAACACCAGAATTTTAATCTGGAGATGGCTTAATGCCCTGAGATGGTTTATATGTTTCATTCAGGTAAAAACATATAAGGTGCAATAGCATAATGGCTAGTGCTTGTTGGTAATGTTTGCAGGAGTGCGCACGAATGCAAAAGATATCCAACGACTGCAGACCAGCAGTGATTCCCAGTTCGAGTCTGGGTGCATCTTTTCTGAGTGAGTAGCCAAGTGGTAAGGCAGCAGTCTGCAAAACTGCTATCATGGGTTCAATCCCCATCTTGCTCTTTTTATTTAGGAGGTTTATATGAGTACAGTTGACATTATTTTGGAAAAGGCTATTGATGTTTTAGGGGCGCAGAGAGAGGTTCTAGGACTATTGCTCAAGGTGGTAGAATGTTCTCCAGCAGGGATAGAAGATTGTACTAGAGATGCTATTTTATGGTTAGAGAACAAAGTAGTGACGGACACTATCAATGCACTAAAGGAGCTACGAAAGGCTCTCCCAGAATAAGTATGTTTAGTATAGAAGAATTTTGTCGCGACTATGGTATTCCCTATGGTCATTCAGGCATTGTAAGTAAAGGTAGAATAGGTTTACCAGACCCCAGTAAGGGCATGGGGGATACAGAGTTTCACTGTGCTTTTAATCCTGCTAATGGAACTATATACTCATGGATATCTGGGGCTATCCCACTCAGGGAATACCTGCAGTGGGCTGTGCCTGATGTGCCCTACAACAAACTACTCAAAGAATACTCTAATGATTTTGATTACGTCGAGCGCCTCAAGGTACGAGAAAATGCCACTCAGCTCAACTATAATTTCCCTGAATTAGGTAAGGTTGCTAGACGTTATCTTGAAAAGCGGGGATTTAATGTCGATGAACTCACTTCCAAATATAAATTTCGAGATGGAGGGTTTGTGGGAGATTGGGCTTACAGGGTAATTATTCCTATCATAGATACAGATGGGCGAATTTGTTCGTGGCAGGGACGTTCTTACGCAGGACAAGATTTACGGTATAAAACTCTTGCTATAGAGAAGTCTCTGGTGGATCCTAAGAAGATGTTATTTAACCTGAATAATTGCAATAAGAGCTATGTAGTCTGCGTTGAAGGGCCGTTCGACGCTCTCAAATTTGGTGATAATTGCTGTGCCACTCTAGGAACGTCTGTTACAGAAGCTCAGGTACAGCTCTTGACAGAGTACAAGAAAGTTGTTATAATTTACGATAGTGAAAAACCTGCACAGCAACGGGCCAAGAAGCTGGCTGATAGGATTAGTGCTTTGGGTGTGAAAGAGGTTACTGTGGTCGATCTGGAGACAGAGAAAGACTTAGGTGGTCTCAGTTATGAACAAGTTTTAGAAATACGAAAGGAGTTAGGATTATGAATGAAGCACCAAAATTTAGAGGTTGGGAACCAGAATTAAAAGGGTATTATTATTTTGACCTATATACAGTATACTGTGCGGGATATAATCCTCATCAGAAACATGATATAAAAGCCCCAATGACATGCTTCAATATTAATCACAGACCGTTTGAAGCATACACAGAAGTTGTTGATAGAGACGATGCAGAGTTGTATGATGGAGATATTGTACTATTGTTGCGATCTCTTGGTTATCAAAGTAACAAGGGAGATATTGGGGTGATTCAAAAAGATGATAGTGAGCTTGGGTATAATATCCTTAATGAAATTAATGGTTATCCTTTAAGTAAACTTACATCAAGCAGAGCAAAGCATATAAAGAAAATTGGGACATACAGAGAGAACCCAGAGCTGCTGAAAAAGGAACTGGGATTATGATTTTTGAGATTTACAAGACTAGTGGGGATATAGAAGACATATCAGGTGTCAAGAAGATAGACGTGCATTGGATAGAGTATAAATATGTACCTACTCTAGCAGAGGCAATAGGTAAGGACTGGTATCCTTGGTGGCTGACGTATAATACTAATTACAGAGAAGTTAATGGAATGATTGCAGGAGACAGAAAAAAACCTATCACTATTTATGTTATAGAGCTGTCAGCAGAAGAGCTTATCCCCTTCATCAGAGACTTAGGAGAGGAAGTAATAGTCACTGTATATAGGAACATAAACCGAAAATATGCAGAAGTGGATATTACAGGATCGTTAGAGATATATAATTCCTACAAGGAATAACCATTGAAAAAAGTTGAAATACTATCTGATGGCCTAGCCGTCTGCTTCTCTGTTGCACCAGATCAGTTTCAGCCTATTAAGAATGCTGTAAAGGCATTGCAGGGAAGCTGGTGGACGCAAGAGAAGAAATATTGGAAGGTGCAAAATACACCAAGTAATATAGCTAGGCTCAAGGAGCTGGGGTTTGAACTACCGGCAGAGATTCAGCCTATGAAGGTAGCCATACAACCCGCACCACAGGTAGCGGTGGATTTCTCTAAGCTACCAGATATATTGCGCCCCTATCAGAAAGAAGCATTGCAGTTTCTCGAAGCTAAGAATGGTTGGGGGATGCTAACCTTAGCTCCTCGCATGGGAAAAAGTTTAGTAGCTCTCTGTTATGCCATTTTACACAAGGAAGCTACTCCCATAGTCATTTGCTGCCCTGCTTCCATCAAGATCAACTGGAGCAGGGAGATAGAGAAATGGACAAATTTCTCTTATCATATAGTTTATGGTATACAGCCTTATAAGTTTCCTAAGAAGGATGTCTATATCGTTAATTATGATATCCTCCATGACCATATGGGTAGTTTTGGTCATATCGGACTCTTAGTGCAGGACGAATCGCACAGAATAAATAACCTTACGCTTTCTAAGAAAGGATCTGAAGGAAAAACCATAAAAGTTCCTGTTCAGTGCACAGAGGCTTTTTACCATATAGCAAAACAGGCAGAGCATATTATTTTCTTGAGTGGAACACCTATTACCTCATCTGCTAAACAGCTATTTGTTCCCCTCAATGTGTTTCTCCCTAAGCAATTTGATAACCAGTATAAGTTCCAGTGGAGATATTGTAACCCTACACGTAACAGATGGGGATGGGATTTTAGTGGACTATCTAATGGTGAAGAGCTTTTTGGTTTTCTGAATCAGATTATGTTCCGTCGTCGTAGAGAAGATGTATTCAAGGATCTTCCTAAAGAGTCTCATGAGTTCATTGAGTTGGAAATAGACCAGAGAGAGTATGAGGCAGAGCTAGAGGAATTCAAGGAATGGCTCAGTAAGCATCCGGGGACTACAGAGGAGCAGATACAGGAGAAGCTGTCTAAGTTTGAATCTCTTTCTTACAGTAAAAAGAGAACTCAGATAAAAGAATGGATCTCTGATTTCCTATTGTCTGGTGAGAAGGTTGTTGTTTTTACATGGCACAGGACTGTTAGTGAAGATTTACACAATGCTTTTAAGAAGCAGAGTGTACTTATGTATGGTTCTACTTCTATTGCTGAAAGGCAGGAGGCTATAGATAAGTTCAATACAGATCCTTCCTGCCAAATGTTCATAGGGAACATACAGGCGGCTAAGGAAGGTATCACTCTTGCTGCAGCGAATATAGCTGTGTATGTGGAGATTCCTTTCGTTCCGGGGGAGTTGGAGCAGAGTGGGCAAAGGATATGGCTTCCCGAGAAGAAAGATCCATTGAGCTACTTATATTTTGTTGCAAAAGATACTGTTGATGTGAAAAGGGTGAAAAGTCTATTGACAAGAGGTAAAATAATTGGTACTATACTGGACGGAAAAGAAACAGAACTATTCGGTGGAAGTCTGTTAGAAGAATTAAAGGAGACGTAATATGGTTGATGTAGAAGTTAAACGGAAGGTTCTTGTAGAGGACATTTTGAAGAATATTTGCTTGGATGAAGCATTTATTTGTGGTGGTTTTGCTCGGGTGGCTTGTTCTCCTAGGGGCAATCCAATACCTAGTAAAGACATTGACATCTATCTATTGGATGCAATGAACTTTGATAAAATTGTAGCTCGTATCGAAAAGGCTATGTATGTCAAGGTTAAGGAAAATGATGTGTCTTTTGTATTTGAGTATGCACTTGATGCAAGAGATACACATTTGCAGCTCAATCTCATTAAGCCTATTCATACAGGTCATCTACATACGTTTGGAGATCTTGACACTATCCTGAGCAACTTTGATTTTACCATTGCTCGTATTGGAGTATATCTTAAAGACGGAGAAATTAAAGGACGTGCAGATGATGATTTTATTCAGGATGAGACTGTTGGTATCTTGAATATTAAGAATATTCACTGCCCTATTGCAGAAATTACCCGTATCGCTAAGTATCAGATGAAAGGGTATATGTGTCCTTTGATTATGTTTCTGAGGTGTTTTATGGATTGGGATGAACGCGATCCTGAGTTTAAGTCTTTCTTAATCCAGAATCTTGCAGAAAAGAAGGAACTTTCTACTGAAGACGTTCAAGAACTGTACAAGCGTCTGTATATTGACTGATATTACTTATTATATGAACAGCATCTTAGATAAGGAGTTACAGCTTGAAAGTTGAGAATATTGACTTAGGTGTAGAGCGTAAACTTTGCACTTTGTGTATTATGAATGACACTGTTTGTAAGGCGTTACTTCCTATACTTGACAAATATAGTACCAAGACAGCCTACGCACGGTTTATCATAGACTGGGTGAAAGAGTATCATGTCAAGTATGGGGACTCTCCGAAAGGCGGTATCAAGGAAATATACGAGCAGAAAAAAGCTTCTATACGGGATGAGGAAGTTGCTTCGTCTATTTCTAATTTCTTAGAGTCTCTTGCCGATGATTACGACGAAGATGATTATAAGAATCTCAAGTTTCACATAGATGATCTCGAACTCTATACTCGCCTCAATCAGATAGATGCTTTTGTGGGGAAAGTACAAGGAGCCAGAGCAACAGGTAATGCGACTAAGTGTGAAAGTATTATCTCTGGATTTACTCAGAAGGCTATCCCTGAGTCACAAGGTATTGACCTTCTTGGTGACATGAATAAATTCGCCGAAGCCTTTGATGAGAGTAATACAGATCCCCTTTTCACTCTTCCCGGAGATTTAGGATTGGTGACTGGGGAATTCTTCAGGGGGGACTTATCTGCGTGTCTGTCAACGTCTAAGGCGGGTAAATCATGGGGCATGGAAGGTCTCTCATTTGCGGCTATGTCCTGTGGATGCAAAGTCATGTATATTAACCTTGAGATGCGCGACATAGAACTTCGTCAGCGTTTCTGGAGGGGGCTTGTTAATGCTCCTTTCACAACCGGCCCCGTGTCGATTCCATTCTTCCGTCCTGATAAAGAGCTTACAGAGGATATTGACGATGCTATGGTGTCTTATCGCATAGATCACAAGATTGTTAATATGCAGGGAGTTCGATTTGACAATCTCAAGCAAATAGAGGATACTATGCGTATGAGATATAAGCAGGGTGGGATTAAGTTGTTCTCTCTGCCTTCTTATACGACTACATGGGCCGATATTGAGAATCTTTATAATAATCTAGTTCATTATCAGAACTGGATGCCAGATGTCATCGTTGTCGATTATTTTGATATCCTCGGCGGCAAGGAGCAGGATTACAGACAAAGGCTCAACGAGATTTGGTTGGGGGGCCGTAAACTGGCACTGGATAAGAATGTCCATGTCGCAACGGTTTCCCAGAGTAACGCAACTGGCAATGAGGGCAAAGAAATTACGTTGGATAGTATTGCAGAAGATCAGCGTAAGAAGACTCATGTCAGTGTTATGTATGGACTCTGGGCTGCAGATCAGCAGAGACAAGATGGGTATGTTTTTGTAAAACGATTGCTGGGTCGTGGCAAACCACGTACTTACGATAAGGTGGTCGTGCTGCAGAACTTAGACTGTGGGATCTTTTGCTTGGATTCCCGTTTAGCAAGCAAGGTAGAAGGAGTGTAATATGCAAGTAAAAGATCTTGTGTTTAAGACTCGTATAAGTGGTACAGAAGAAGATGGTGATCGACTATACCCAGCCTATACAAAATTAGGTAGAATTACTATTCTTAGTAGGCTCACAGGCTGGGGAGACGGAGACATAAGGGATACAGAAACAGGCTATAAAGATACACACAGTGAGTTCTGGCTTGCGTCGGGTGGGTTTGATATCAGAGATTTCCCTGAACTTACTGTTGAAGAGGCTGTTATATTTATTAAGAAAAGTGCCACTGTTTGTGTGGGTAAGGAGGGTGTATGATGGCTGATTTATCATTTTTAAGCTATGAGGAAGCGGGGAACCTAGAGAAAGTTATTAAGGATATTATGCAAAAGGATATAGCAGCAGAAAACGAATTTAGTGGTTTGTGCATGATTACACATGAATTAGAATCATTTGTGATACAATGCTACAAAGATATATGTGATGAATATGGGATCTAAGGAGGCTATGAATGCAGATTGACGAACAGAGGAAAGAGCAGATTCTTGGGGTTTTCAAGACGGTGTATGAATACCGCACCATGTCTAAAGAAAACAATGCAACGGCTACAGAGAACATGAATGGTCTCGTAGAATCCCTTACAGCCGATAAGGGTGAGCAGAAAGTCCTCAAGAAGGCTATGGGCAAAGCCTACAAAGAGTGGGTGGAGGAGATTGAAGGCATCAAAGACAGCCTCTCTGACGCCATTGAGATTCTTGAGGCTATCAGGATTAAGGAGTAGGACGTGTTCAAAGACGAATATGTACAGCCACTTATAGAAGATGGCTGGGAGATTGAATGTGAAGATCCATTCGAGATTAGGCATGAGGATGGTGGGTTTGCTTCTGGTAGGGCTGCTACAATAGTAGGGGAATGGTTGCTCATGATCGAGAATGGAGAAGATGAGGGGGTTTGTGTATGAATATCTACCACATGAGAATGTACAGCGATGATCGCCAAGAGGCTTATGCTGTCTGTGAAGACGCTAAAGAAGCAGCTATTCGCTATGTAGAAGAGTTTGGAGTGTCACCAGATTTCATCTCAAAAGAGACGTATGGGAGCATTAAGATACTGGAAAATAAAAAGAAGGAGAAGAAAGATGAGTGACGAAAAAGTAACTATTACAGTCGCAGACACCCAAGGTGCCAGCACACGTATTGTGACAGATGAGTCATTTGCAGAGGATACTTGTTGGCCTCATTTGGTTGAAGTATTTCTGGAACAGCTTCAGGGACTTGGGTATAAGTTCTTCACTACTCCAGAAGAGATGGTTGATGTGCTTGAGAAGTTCCATCAGGATTTGATGTGTGCAGAATGTAGTGGCTGTGAAGAGGTAGTAGAGGTTGCAAAGAATGCTGCACCAGTAGAGGAGAAGAAGTATCCATACCTTGGTGCATTTTCTGCAAAACCCAGCGTAGTAAAAGTTCTCTTTACAGAACCCCAAACTGGTTATGTAGTAGAATCTGATGGGAGTTATCATACGGGGTATTTTACTGCAGGCTGGGTTGAATCTAACTTTACAAAGGTGTCCAAGTGACCACATACAAATTCTACAGCACGAGCTGGTGTGGTAACTGCAAGATCATGAAGCCTATGGTGAAGGAAATAGCACCAGATACAGAATTTATTCTGCTGGATGACGTTGATGAAGAGTCTCTTATCCTGCTTAATATTCAAACTGTGCCTGTTATCATCAAGTACCAAGACGGTCATGAGGTAGGCAGAATCGCTGGGGGACACAGCAGGGCTGATGTAGTAGCCTTTATGAAGGAGTAGAAGATGCTTAGTAGGAATGAGAACCAGAAGTTTGTGCAGGACATTATCGACGCAGACAATCTTCTGGATAGTGCTATAGATTGGATTCAGTGCAATATGGCTGCTGAGGATGTCTCCCCTAAAGAATCTCTTGCAGAATGGGCAGAAGAAAATGGCTATGTGAAGGCCTTTATGGAGGAGTAGATGGGTATAGATTACGATGCTAACTTCGGGTTAGGGTATGAAGTCGGATTTCCCTGTAGTTGGAACGGAGATGAGGATTACGAAATAGAAGAGTTCTTAGATGAACTACTCAAGGACACTCCGTTTGGATTTACCTACTGGGGGGATGAGGGTTACAGTGGAGATCCTTATACGTACGCCATTGTTTTGAGTGAGGTTCCAAACAGAGCGGCGTTAGCAGATAAACTATGTGAACTAGAAAAGTTTCTTACTGTAAATAAAGTGGAATACGATGATTCTACATATATAGTCGGAGGACTTCATACCCACTAGACAAAGTTTCTAATCTGTGTTATGATATAAGCATCCCAGAAATGGGGTGTTTATTTTTAAGGGGGGCATTGATATGATAAAGACTATTATAGAACTAGACAGAATTCCTATTTCGTTTGAGAACTGGATGACCAATGAGATGGCAGAGGAATACTATGTTTGTTGTGGTTACTCTCTTAGAATCATGTCATTTGAGGCTTGGTGTAAGAAAGAAAATATTACCATAATTGGATCAGAGGAAGTATAATGGCTAAATCCAAGAAGTTCTACACCACCAAAGTTGAATCCAATGAGCCAGACTGCGAAGCCTGTGGTCTGTCAGCAGTATGCAAATCTCCTAAGCTCAAGTTCATAGGCAAGGGCAAAAAGAATGTTCTCATTATTGGTTCACAGCCCACCTCACGGGAAGATCTCAAAGGCGAATTAGGCTATGGGGATGAGGCTGTGTTCCTTGAGAGTGCTCTTGAGGAGATTGGGCTAGACTTCTATGAGGATTGTTTTTACACGGTCGTATGTGGGTGCCGCCCTCCAAGAGACAGAAGGCCCGGTACGGCAGAGCTGAAGGCTTGTAGGAAGAGACTTGACAGGATTATCGAAAGACTAGAACCCAATGCAGTTGTACTGCTGGGGGAAGTGCCGTTTAACTATATGATAGCACCGAGGATTTCAGGGCGGTTGACGGGGACTCCAGCCAAAGATTTCTACGGAACCTGTGTGCCAGATCAGGAACTTGGTATGTGGCTAGTACCTACATGGTCTGTGCAGGATATGCTTGACGCTTATGCCTATTCAGATGGAAAACTCTCAAAACCTTTTTACCAGAGAGATGAAGCGGTATTCAAACGCTGGAAGAAGGATATGTCACAGGCATTTGGTCTTGAACCCGTTAAGATTGTTGATTATGCCTCTATGTGTAAAACTACTCAGGATATAGATGTAGCCCTTGATTGGATAGACGAAGCTATGTCGTGGGAATCAGTGTCCTTCGATTATGAAACAAACAGCCTAAAAGCCTTTCGTAAAGGGGCGTTTATTAAGTGTGTTTCTCTGTCTAATGGTAAGGTATCATATTCTTTCCCATTTTTTAGCGATGATACATTTAGACGAGCATTTAAGCGGCTTATGCTTTCTGACGTTAAGAAAATTGCCCATAACATTGCCTATGAAGGTCTTTGGACAAGAGAGCTTTGTGGTTATTGGATGAATAATTGGTATTGGGATACTATGTTGGGGCAGCATTGCGTCTATAACCAGAGTCCGACTGGTTTGAAATGGTGTACATATAAGGAATTTGGTATTATAGGATATGACGCCTCTGCAGATCCATACCTCAAGGGAACTAAGGAAGAGGTAGAGATATATGGGGATAATGCTTTTAATACTATCAATGAGGCTCCTATAGAAGAACTACTCCTGTATAATGCTATGGACTCTCTCTTTACAGCTCTCCTTGTGCCCCGTCAGATTCAGAATCTCTCTGAACACCAGATGAAGGGAATGGAATTTCTCATGGAAAGTACAGTTACCCTCACCAAGACTCAGCATAATGGATTCTACCTGAATGAGAAAAAGTATAATGAAGTAGTTATAGAAATGGAAGGTAAGATTAAAGCAGCAGAGGATGCTATCAAGAATTCCCCCGAAGTAGCACAGTGGGATGGCGAGGATGTGTTCAACTTTAATTCTGGCCCCCAGCTTAGTCATCTTCTTTATGGGGTACTTAAACTCAAACCTCCATTCCTCACTGATAGTGGAAAGCCTTCTGTAGATGCAGAGGCATTGGAGAAAGTGAATTGTCCTCTGGTAGATTTAATTCTTACCCAGCGTAAATACAAGAAATTGCTTGGGACGTATATTCATCAGTACAAGGTAGAGGCTATTGATGGTATGATCCACCCTTTCTTTTATCTGAATCGTGCGGATACATATAGAAGTAGTTGTAGCAGCGTTAATATACATAATCTTCCTAAACATGATGAGGAAGCTAAAAATATGATTACCTCCCTAGTTCTTCCAAAGCCGGGATATAAATTGTTAGCCTATGACTACAAATCTTTGGAAGTTTTGATAAATGCATGTCATAGTAGGGATAAAAATCTAATTACGTTTACATCTGACCCAACAAAGGACATGCACCGATCATCCGCCGCAGATATCTTTATGTTGGATGAAAAAGATGTAACAAAAAGAGTTCGCTCTGGAATTAAGAGTGCCTATGTTTTTTCCAGTTTTTACGGATCTTACTATAAACAAACTGCTCCAGACTGCTGGGAATTAGCACAGAGAGAAGGACTCATAGACCATCTTGCTGAACAGGGTATAAAGACATTTGCCCAATTTGAAGAGCGTGTACGAGTAGCAGATGATATTCTTTGGCATAAACGATTTAAGACGCACCAAGCGTGGCGAGAGGAGCAGTGGAAATCCTATCAAAAGAGGGGGTATCTTGAGGGATTCACTGGATTTAGATTTTATGCTCCTATGCGACGTAACAACACCTTTAATAGCTCTGTGCAGTGTGACGCCTACCATGTTATGCAATGGGCCATGAATAAATGTGTTGAAGAGGTAGAAGAACGGGGAATGGGTGCCTATACATGGGCAGAGGTGCATGACGCTGCAGAATGGGCATGCCCGCTCGAAGAAGAGGCATTATTGGATTCCCTTATATCTAAATGGTTTTTAGTGAAGGTAAAGGAGTATTGGCCATGGATCACAGTTAATCTGCAGATTGCTAAGGAGGTCGGGGCGGTTGACGGAGACTGGAGTACACTGGAAGAAGTGGGCTATTTGGATGAAAATGGGCATATTAGGAACTAGTATGAGAGGTATTGCGTTTATTTCTATAAGACTGTAAAGTTTGTATATTAGGAGTCCAAACAATGACAGAAATGCAACTAAATGGCTTTGCAGTACAGATTGATGATGACGATGCTGAAAGGGTCTTGCAGAGAAAGTGGTATGTTAGGGTGCCAGAGGCAAATACACCGTATTGTTATACATGGGTGTATACATGGGTGTATACTGGTGGAAAAGTAGTAGCCACTTCTCTGCATAGATTTATTACTAACATGGTAGGAAATAATTCAGCAGTAATAGATCATATTGACCACAATGGACTGAATAACCAGAAAGTCAATTTGAGAGTTTGTTCCATACTAGAGAATGCGTGGAATAAGAAAAAGGGCAGAAATAACATCTCTGGGTATAAAGGGGTTTCGTGGAAGAATGATAAATGGTGTGCTCGTATAATGAAAAATAGGGAATCATACGACATGGGTTCTTATGATTCTATAGAAGAAGCGGCCTTTGCATATGATGTGACTGCTTTACATCTTTTTGGAGAGTTTAGTTGTATAAATTTTGATAAGAGTTTATATATTGACGTAGATGTGGAAAAGGAGTATAATGCTAGACACTACACTCCAACCTGCATGTATCGGGGTGTGGTGAAACGGCATTCTACTAGGTATGAGGCTAATGTATGTGACCATAGAAAAGTCATATACTTAGGATCCTTTCCTACTGCCGAAGCCGCCGCTATTGCTTATGACGCCAAAGCCTTCGAGCTTAAAGGTCTGGGGGCGAAGCTCAATTTCCCTGAGCGTGTCGTAGATGGTGTTTATAATAAGGAGGTTACTAATGTTTAAGTTTGTGAGTAAAACAGTGACAGAATTCGACAGCCACATAGGAGATGATATAAGGGAACTGATTAAGCAAGCCCCTATCCCTCTGTGTATCTATCAGAACATTAAGATAAATTCCTATGAGGACAAATTCATTGAACCTTATCTCTCTAATGAGGCATTTGTCTGGAAAGTGGAAAATGCTTTGAAGTGGTCGAGTCATCTTACTAGCCACCAGCTACCAAGGCATTATGATGAGTATTTAGCCACGGATGCCATTACTGAGTTGCTGAAGCGGTTTAAGGACTTCTCTCTATGACCTGCCAAGGTTTCCTGCACTCCTGTAACGGACGGCTTCGTCCGTTACAGGATGCACACACAGTACGTGAACGAAGATAGCAACTATATGGATCTATGCCCAGATTGTCGGGTAGACTGTGATGCCTACTGGAAAGAGATGTGGGAAGATTAGTACAGTGCTCAAGGGATATGGTAAGGAGGATATATGTCTGAATTAGGTTATATCAAATGTAAAGATTGTGAACGATGCAGACAATGCTTTGAAGAAGATGTTACAATAGGCTATAGGGAATACACCAAAGAAGCCTATGAAGAGTTCAAGAATAGGGTAGCCTGTAACGATTCATTTAAGGAGTCAAAATGAAAGTATACATAATAACAGAATACGGTGGGTCTTATGATGACTCTTGGGATCATATCATTGGTGTTTTTACAGACAAGGCTAGGGCAGAAGAAGTTAAGGACACCTATTGGGCTAAAGTACAGAAGCGTCGGAGGCAGGCACAGAAAGCTCTAAAGAAATATGAGAAGAATCCTAACTGGGATGAAACACCAGAAGAGTCATGGAAATGGAGCAACCTTAATTCTGAGTGTTATGATCTTGAGGACATAGCAGGAGTTAAGCTAGATGAATATCCTCTGGATGAGTTCCTTGGTGGATATTATAACCCAGAAAATGCACTATAACATTTTATTTGTTAGGATGCAGAAATCATGTTAATGAAACCTCTTGGAGTACCTTATGTAGACAAAAAGATCCAGAACCGCTTCCGTTTTGGGTCTTGGGCGCTCAGTGGCAAGAACACATGGCATCTCTACAATGAGTCTAAGTATATACTGGGTATGCAGCTAGTCAACGACCGTCCCTATAAGCGGTTCTGCTATATACTCTATAGGAAACATTGTTCCTTCCATACTGCATTTCGTTTTCCTGAAGATATTACTTGGCATGGCTATAAAGAAGTCAGGACAAGTGGCTTGACTATCTGCCCAAAATGTGCTAAAATATGGAAAGAACGGTATGGGAAGGCTTATAAGGAAGTCCTGCAGAAGCAGAGGGAAATAGGCCATAAACGTTCTGAGGAACTAAGGAAAGAGAAGGTGAAAGAGCCTAGTTGGAGAGACCGCTAGGCGTTGTTAAAGGAGGTAAGTTCAAAGTCAGAGAAGGTGTTTACAGATATATGAAGTATTGGGTTGCAGAAAAGGAGGCCAAGATGGAAAAAAGAATTAGTGATACACAGGTAGCAAATTATTTAGAAATGTACAAAGATGGCCCATATACTTATATGGGAGATATCATGAAGAATCTTCAGGACGCTAGAAAGGATTCTGTGTGGCGGGATGCTCCAGAGGATGCCGCTTTTGCTAGTGTGCATCATTGTATTACTTCAGGACAACCATACACACCAGATGTAGCACATTTTTACTATAGAACCCTTCCCAAGACCTCTAAGCAGGAGCTTATTGACTCATTTGCAGAGAAGAATGCCGTGGCTATGAAGTGTTCCGGACTGAATAAGGAGCTGCTTGAGGCTTTCGTGAAAGAGTATGATAAAGTAATGAAGCCCCTTGACAAGTAACAAGGGGTTGTGGTAGGGTTTTCGTCCCACCTTCGGGTGGGATTTTATGTCTATAGGGAGGTATAGGAAATGGTCATAAATATAAAGGAGTATGCTGTTATTATAGATGACGAAGATTATGAGAAGGTATCCAGATATACTTGGAACCCCCAAGAATTTAGTAGAACAAAAACGTCGTTTATATATTTTGTCTCATATGTAAGAGATAACACAAATAAGAAAATAACATTTCTACTACACAGAGTCATTGCTGGATGTGTCTATAAAGATGGTAAAACCGTGGATCATATAAACCACAATACTATGGATAACAGAAAACAGAATTTACGAATATGTACAGCACAAGAAAATGCTCAAAATAAAAAAGTTTATAACAAAACTGGTTATAAAGGAGTTAGTTGGCAAGAATTAAGCAAAAAATGGCGTGCTTCTATTAGGGTAAATAATAAAACGCTTTTTCTAGGAAGTTTTAGCGATATAGAAGACGCCGCCAGCATATATGATATGTGTGCCTTATATTATTTTAAAGAATTTGCGTTAACAAACTTCTCAAAGAATAATTACACAAACGCCGACATAATAAAGGCATATAGAGAATCACTACCTAATTATAATTATGATTATACAACTCGATATAGGGGAGTCCAATCTACAGCAAATGGAGTTTCTTGGAGTGTGTCCATAAATATAGAGAAAGTGCCTCAATATATAGGAACATATAGTACAGCAGAAGAAGCGGCTAGAGTGTATGACATGCTAGCTATAAAATTACAAGGAAAAAGCGCCAAGACTAATTTTAATAAGGAATTATATTCAAATGAGGCTATAGAGGATACTTATGCTAGGGCGTTAAATCCTATAAAAACAACACCTAAATCAGGGTATCGCGGGGTATTCCACAATAAAAGAGATCAGCTATGGTATGGAACAATTAACCATAATAACGTGCAGTATTATACTGGATCATATCAGGATCCAGAAAAGGCGGCTAGATCACGAGACAGAAAGGCCATAGAACTTCTTGGAGACAAAGCAATATTGAACTTCCCTAGAGAAGATTATATTAAGGAGCGCAACAATGAGCAAGAAACAGCGAAATGAACAGGAATTTGTCAAAGATACTATTGATGGGTATCTCGACAAAAATGATTGGCGAGTGCAGGAGAACTCAAATGTAGGTTTTTCTATTGGGGGCCTTATTCTACATACAGCAGGAACGCTTTCAGCTAACTACTGGTTAAATGAGGTGTACCCTAAAGAAGTAGCAGATGCACATAAAAATGCAACCATGCATATACATGATCTGAGTATGCTTGCACCTTACTGTGGTGGTTGGAGTCTTAGACAACTTATTATGGAAGGACTTGGTGGAGTTGCAGATAAGATAACCTCTGCCCCTGCTAAGCATTTGAACACTCTGATGCAACAGATGGTGAACTTTTTGGGCATCACACAGAATGAGTGGGCAGGTGCAATGGCCTATAGCTCGTTTGATACTTATGTTGCACCGTTTGTTCGAGTAGATAACTTGACAGATAGAGAAATACGTCAGTGTATGCAGACCTTTGTGTTTGGTATCAATACACCCTCCCGATGGGGATCGCAGGCTCCATTCAGTAATATTACATTGGATTGGGCATGCCCAGCAGATCTCAAAGATATGCAAGCAATTGTTGGTGGTAAAGAGCAAAATTTTACCTATGGTGATTGTCAGCCAGAGATGGATCGTGTGAACAAAATCTTTATGGAAGTTATGCTTGAGGGAGATGCTAACGGTCGTGGGTATCAGTATCCTATTCCCACTTACAACATCACTAAGGACTTTAACTGGGAACATCCTAACTGTGAACTTTTGTTTAGTATGACTGCTAAGTATGGGACACCCTATTTCCAGAACTTTATCAACTCTGACTTGAATCCTTCTGACGTAAGAAGCATGTGCTGTCGCTTACAGCTCGATAAACGTGAGCTTCGTAAGCGTGGTGGTGGTCTTTTTGGTTCTGATGAGTTCACAGGATCTATCGGTGTAGTGACACTCAATCTCCCTCAGTTGGCATATCTTGCTAAACAGGAGACTTTGGACAAACCTGAGCTTACTGAATGGATGTTTAAGGAAAAAATTTGTGCCACTATGGAACTTGCCAAACAGAGTCTTGAGATTAAGCGGAAGAAACTAAATGAGTGGTTTGACCAAGGCATGTATCCTTACACCAAACGATACCTGCATATGAAGTTTAAGAATCACTTCAATACCATCGGACTTGTTGGAATGAACGAAGCCCTTTTGAATCTTATTGGTGAGGACATCACTTCAGAGTATGGAGCAATTCTAGCAGAAAAGGTGCTCCTCTATATGCGGGATATGCTTACCAAGTTTCAAGAAGAGACAGGGAATCTTTATAATCTGGAAGCTACTCCTGCTGAAAGTACCTCATATAGGCTCGCAAAGCATGATAAAGAGAACTATCCTGATATTATTGCAGCAGGAGAAGAGGATCCTTATTATACTAATAGTAGTCAACTCCCTGTAGGATTTACTACTGATGTGATAGACGCTCTCGATAGGCAGGAACCTCTCCAGACTAAATATACGGGTGGAACGGTGTTTCATGTTATGCTTGGAGAACGTATCTCAAATTGGAAATCTTGTATGGCATTAGTCAAGATGATGTGCTCACAGTATAAGATCCCATATTTCTCAATATCCCCCGTCTATTCCATTTGCTCTGAGCATGGCTATCTTGATGGGGAACAGTCTGTATGCCCTAAGTGTGGTAAAGAGACTGAGGTGTATGCTCGTATCGTGGGTTATTACCGTGCTGTGCGTAACTGGAACAAAGGTAAGAAATCTGAAAAGAAACAGCGTGTAGCATTTATTCCAAAGATTTAATCCAAACCCGCTTGACAAGGGTACCTACTTCGTGGTAGAATGTCCTTGTTGAGTGATTCTAAGGAGGTATGAATGTATGAAGTTAAGTATTGTCCCTATTGTGGCTCTCTGGAAATAGAGTTCGTAGGGGTGACTGGATTTGGTAGTAGATATCTATGCAAGAAATGCAAGCATAGATTTGTTATAATGTAATTCTAAGGAGGTATGGGTATGATAGAAGTGGAATTGAGAAAGAACAAAGAAAGCAAGTTTGTAGTAGCTATTCTGGGTTTTTATGACGACATAGAGAATGAAGATCTTCGTAAGGCTGTCTATTATGTAGGTGTTAGGGATAGATTTCCACGTATACAAGCTGAGGCTCTTGCGTTTGATGATGAGGAAGCAGCTGTTAAAAAAGGAACAGAGGTGTACAACAATATACTAGAAGGTAGGGCAGCAGAGCAGGCTAGAAAGGCTTGGCGAAGACATATTGCCCCATAGTTTCTTCTGGGGATAGTAGCTCAGATGGTTAGCAAGCAAGCGCCTTATAAGCGAGAGGTCGGTGGTTCAAGTCCACCCTATCCCATATTTTATTTTATAAGGAGTGTAACTAATGCAACTGTACTTTAAGAAACTGTATCCAGAATCTATTCTGCCTACGTTCGGACATGATGACATTAACAATGCTGGGTTTGATTTCTACTCCCTCCACGACATCACCATCGCCCCGCATGGCTTCGCCATTATAGGCACGGGTGTAGCGTGGGATGGGATGCAGGCTACAGGAGACTTCTGTACACCTTCTGAGAAATGCTATATTGAAGTTCGTGCCCGTTCTGGTCTTGTATTTAAGGACAACATAGAAGGAACTTGTGCCGGCATTATCGATTCTGGTTTTTCTGGGGAAATTAAATACAAGGTTTTCAATAAGAATGAATTTCCGTTTATTATTAAAAAAGGAGATAGGTTTGCTCAAGGTATCTTTCATGTAGAACCTTTGTTTGACATTGAAGAAACTACCACTATAGAAGAAACCTCTCGTGGAGACCAAGGTTTCGGGAGTTCTGGTAAATGATGGATAGAACCATGTGTACAGACAATGCGTGCCCTTATAATGGCATGTGCATGCGTTGGTCTACTTCTAGTAATGTAGAATGGCGCTTCACAGAGACTCCTCGTAAGGGAGATAGATGTGATATGTTCTGGGGTAGGAATCAACAGAACATTATGGATAAGTTGGAAAGCATTGTAAAAGGAGAAGAGAAATGAGATTCAAAGTAGGGGATAAAGTACAAGCCAAGAGCAAAGAATGGTATTACAAGAATAAGAACAGTTATGGGCTTGTAAGTGAGTCAAATGCTCACTATGCGTTTATTCCAGAGATGGCAGGCTTATGTGGAGAAACCCTTACTATTAGTGATGTGGAAACTCTTTCTGATTCCTATAGAGTAGAGGAGAGTACATTTAAGTGGACTGATTCTATGTTAGAAGATGTAGTAGCTAGTTCCTTAATAAAGGGAAATACTCCTTTTTCTACAGGGGAACTTAAAGCTAATGCAGATGCTCTCTTTGCTATTAAGTCAGAAGAGGCCTCAAAATTGCCTCTGTATTCGGACACGCAGCAGGATATGCAGCACGTTCTTGACTCTATGAAGGATCTCCTTGTTTACAAGAATAATAAGTACGGTAACTCTGCTCTGGAGCCTATGGATGTGTTTACCAGACACGTATGTGACCAGAATACTGCGGGGCTTAACTCTATCCTCGTGCGTCTTGATGATAAACTTAAGCGTATTCAGAATGCAGAAGAGCTTCGTAAAAACGATTGCTCAGATTTAATCGGGTATCTCACACTTCTTTGTGTAGATCAGGAATGGACAGACTTCTCTGAGTTTAAGGACTGATATGATAACACTCCGAATTCTTAATGAAGAACCACTTGAGGATCTTAGGGAAGCCATCGCTACTGCAATAGGCAAAGATCGCCTCAAGGATTGGAAGCCAACTGATAGTATCCACAAGGATCTTTTTAGGTACTATGCAGAGCTTTTCATTGCAAACCACAGTATTGTCCGTTCTGTGCATTTCCGTATCAAGATAGACAATGCTCGAAAGGATGTCACTCGGCAGCTCCTTCGCGCAACCAAGGGGCATCCACAGCCCTTCGTTGAATCAAGTAGGCCGGATTGGACAGGTGTTGCTCGGGATGAAAATGCTACTAATAGGTTTACTTGGGATCATACCCCCGAATCTTTTATAGCTATGACGCAGCAGAGACTTTGTTTTAGAGCTATGAAAGAAACTAGGCAAGAAATGCTTGACATTATTCAGGCTATGTGGGATAGTGGGGAGCCTTTGCTGGAAGCAGTTGCGTTTTGTTCAGTCCCTTCCTGTGTGTTTCAGATGGGATGTCCAGAAGGAAAACAGTGTTGCCATTGGATTGATGACGGATTAGATGTTATTCCTATGGATCTTTGGAGACGTAGAGAATGGTTTAACGAGTGGCGTAAGGAGGTACAGAAATGAAGAAAGCAGTATCAGAATTGGTGAACAAGATCGAGAATGGTTATGGAGACAAGCAGTTTGAGGTGTTGTCTATTGCAAAGACTGCAGAG